ACTACTAAGGGTAGTGAAGCAACACTAAAAGAATCGTTTGAAAGAAATGTAGTTAAAACCCCTTCAACAGGATCTTCTACAAATCTGATCGAATCTAAGACTTATGAGAATCCTCAATTTATGAGAATGAAGGATCTTATGTCAAAAATAAAATAAACAAAAAATAAAAAACAAAAAAACAAGAAAAATGGGAGCATTATTAGAATCAGGTCTTGTAGGTAACATTGGGTTGAAACACCTTAAAGTTATCAAAGAAGACACTATTAACAAATGGGACAGATTAGGCTTTTTGGATGGTCTAAGAGGTCACTTAAAAGAAAACGTGGCTCAATTATATGAGAACCAAGCATCTTACTTAATTAACGAAGCAACTTCAGACGGAGGTTCAAACGGAGCGTTCGAAACAGTTGTTTTCCCAATTGTAAGACGTGTATTCTCTAAATTATTGGCTAACGACATCGTTTCAGTACAAGCTATGAACTTACCAATCGGTAAATTGTTCTACTTTGTACCAAGAATCCAAGGTTATGCTAATGACGTACAAAATGACGGAGGTGCGGTTCATTACCCACCAATCGGTTCACCTGAAGCGGTAAACGCAGGTCAAAATAATCCAGGTCAAGGTTACCCAGGTGCAGGTAATGCATCAAGTACACCACCTAACTACCCTTACGGTAAAAACCTTTATGACTTGTTCTACGAAGGTAATGAGGCGGCTTTAGATCCTCCAGGATTGTTTGACTACTCTAAAGGTAGATGGACTGCTTGTTCTAGTAACACTACAGTTCAAACATGGGTAAATGGTGAATTAGTTGACGCAAACACTATTGGTTTATTAAGTGTTTACACTGGTAACACAAGAAAAGTATTGATGAAACTTTGTGGATTTACTCCTGTAGGTGCTGGTAAACTTATCGGTCCTGATGGTCAAGAAATGGACACTGAATCATTCTTATCTGATTTAACTATCCAAAGTTTGGCTGGATTGGGTGTAAACGCAGTTACACCATGTACTGTAGGTAGCGGACCACTTTTATTTAGAGTTGTTACACAAATCTACGGAAAAGGTATCGTTCAATACGGTAACCAAACTCAAACAAACTTCAACAACTACACATACACTTCAAACCCAACTGCTATGGCAACAAACGCAGGAAATGGTGGTAACTATTGGGACATCTGTGACTCAATGGGTTGTATTTATCTTGAAGTAGATCTTTCTTGTCCAGCATGTGCTAACTGTGGTGATACATCATTAGATGGTTACACAGGTACTACAATTAGTGCTATTACTTCAGGTACTTCATTTATCGCTACTTGGAGACGTTACGAAGAAATGGAATTCGAAGACAAAATTGGTGAAGTTTCTTTTGACCTTGAGTCAGTAACTGTATCTGTTACAGAAAGAAAACTAAGAGCACAATGGTCTCCTGAATTAGCTCAAGACGTTGCAGCATTCCATAACATCGACGCTGAGGCTGAATTGACAGCATTGTTGTCAGAACAAGTAGCAGCTGAGATCGACCGTGAAATTTTACGTGACTTACGTAAAGGTGCGGCTTGGAACTTACGTTGGGATTACAATGGATGGAGAAGAATTGGAGCAACAACTTCTTACACTCAAAAAGATTGGAATCAGACTTTGATTACAGCTATCAACCAATTGTCAGCACAAATCCACAAATCTACTTTGAGAGGTGGTGCTAACTGGATCGTTGTATCTTCTGAGATTTCAGCAATTTTTGATGATTTAGAATACTTCCACGTATCTAACGCGGCTCCTGAGCAAGACCAATACAACATGGGTATTGAAAGAGTTGGTACATTATCAGGTAGATACCAAGTTTACCGTGACCCTTACTTCCCACCTAACCAAGTGTTAGTAGGACACAAAGGAACGTCATTGTTAGACACAGGTTACATCTACGCACCGTATGTACCTCTACAATTAACACCTACAATGTATAACCCATTCAACTTCACACCTATCAAAGGTATCATGACAAGATACGCTAAGAAAATGGTTAACAACCGTTTCTACGGACGTATCACAGTTGATGGAGTTAGAACATTCGACTTGAG